CATTGGTAAAAGAATTCAAATTGAAAAATGACCGGTACATTGGTCTGCTTGCAAAAGAATTTGAAATGAAGAAAGCTGCTCGGTCATATGCAAAGGCCAAAGTGTCCAACACAGGTGATATTGATATTGGTAAACTTTACAAGTATAAAGTTGAAGATAACATTTTCAAAAAAATCATGCGAGTGCCAAAAGGCAAATCACATGGACTGGTTCTGTTGCTTGATTGCTCTGGTTCTATGCGTGGTAATATGGGTGCTTCTATTGAACAGATTTTGGTTCTTACCATGTTCTGCCGTAAAGTGAATATTCCATTTGTCGTGTATGGTTTCGGCGATTCACAAACGGCTCGCAAATTTGATTTTAAAGGCCAAGCACCAGAATCTGGTTTTACTTATGAAGAAGGTTCTTTGTACTTGCAACCAGTTTATCTGCGAGAGTACCTCAATTCTAAAATGAGTGGTGCTGAATTTAATGGTGCTGTTCGCAATATGATTGCTCTACGTAGTGCTTATAATTCTGGATCTCGCCATGGTATCCCTATTACTGAATCTATGGGTAATACTCCTTTGGTTCAGGCAATGGTTGCTCTTGGTTCAATTACAAAACAATTCCGCAAAATGAACAACCTTGATTTGGTTAACCTTGTAATCGTACATGACGGTGATGCTGATACTGCCGATTTTGTTACTAAATCTCGTGAGGTGTCAAAAACAGATTTTAACAAATTGCCATATGAAGCAAAACGGTTTCAAGCACGTATTGAGAATATTTACATTAAAGACCGTGATTCAAAGTTGCAAATCAAACTTGACTTTCATTACAACGAAAGTCATTACAATATTGATGATAGTTTGCGTGTTGCAATTTTTGATTGGTTCCGTGCTGTGACTGGTGCTAAGATTTTTGGTTTCTTTATTACTGAAACTGGTCGTAATTTAGCAATCTCTATTACAAACAAATACTACGATAAAAAAGGTCGTACTATTAAACAGATTTGCAATGAAGATTTTCAGTATACACATTGGCAATATCACCGTTCTGAATTTGTTCAGAGTTTAAGTAAGAAACTGAAGAGTGAAAAGTTCCTTGAATCTTTCAATCCTGGTTATGATGCATTCTTTATGATGCCTGGTGGTTCAGAATTGGGTATTGAAGATGATGAATTGTCGGTTACTGGTGCTGTTACGGCAAGTAAATTGAAAAATGCGTTTATGAAAATGAACAAAAAGAAACAAGTTAATCGAGTGATGGTTAACCGGTTCATTGATGGTATTGCTGCCTAGACTGTTGTATTTTTACAACAAAGGCCTTGACAGGCAGTACTATCTTATTGTATAATGGAAGTTCTAGTGAAATTTGGAGTTTTAAATGCGTACCACTAAAATTGAAGTCCGTGAGAAGTTTTTCGCTTTGCTTACAAACCTCGGTAAAGATACCGTAACCAAATCTGAAATTAAACAGATTTGCTCAGAAATTGGTATTTCTTCAGCACCTTGGTTTACACGGGAAGAATCGAATCGAGTTGGTCGTGGTTTGTATCGAGTCCCTAATTTTAGCGCTGTGCCTGCCGCAGCTACAATTGATATGACAGCACAGGTTATTAAGATGCCGAAACAAACAGAAATCCAACCGGTTGTTGGTAATCGTATTGCGAATATTGTTACCGACCTTGAAACAGAAAATCTGGTTCCCAAGGTATACAAAAATTATGTGCCGTTTGGTAACTATGATGACTTGTTGAAAATCATTTCATCAAACCAATTTTATCCAATCTTCATTACTGGTCATTCAGGTAATGGTAAAACAATGTCTGTTGAGCAAGCTTGTGCCAAAGTTGGTCGCAAGTTTATTTGCGTTTCAATGACACCTGAAACCGATGAAAGTGATTTACTTGGTAACTTTATTCTGATTAACGGTCAGATGGAATGGCGTGACGGCCCGGTTACGGTTGCTGCTCGTCAAGGTGCTGTATTGTGTATTGATGAAATTGATTACGGTGCTCAGAACCTTTCCTGCTTGCAGCGTGTACTTGAAGGCAAACCATTCTTGTTGAAAAAGAAGAATGAGAATGTGGTTCCTGCTGAAGGTTTTACCATTGTTGCTACTGCAAATACAAAAGGTAAAGGTTCAGAAGATGGTCGTTATATGTTCACCAATGTCCTTAACGAAGCCTTCCTTGAACGATTCCTTAATACATACGAACAAGACTGGCCTCCAGTTGCCGTTGAGCGTAAGATTATCAAGAAAGAATTAACATCATTTGGTAAAGCCGATGATGAATTTGCCGAGAAACTTGTTACTTGGGCAGATGTGATTCGTAAAACTTTCGTAGAAGGCGGAGTTGATGAAGTGATTTCTACTCGCCGTTTGGTGCATATTTCAAAAACTTATGGTGTATTCGGTAATCGAATGAAAGCCATTGAGTTGTGCTTGAATCGTTTTGATGACGATACCAAAATGTCTTTCCTTGACCTGTATACGAAAGTTGATGCAGGTGCAAATACCGAATCCATTTTGGCACAAACGGTTGTTGCCGAAGAAGTTAAACCTTCAGAAGAAATTCCTTTCTAGGTAATGATGCTCATGTCTGCCACACATGAGTATTCTTTATGATATAATGGTATCTTATCTAGAGGTTCGAATCACACCTCAGATAAGATTTTTTTGCAAGTGATTCATTTTAAATTATGGAGTTATACAATGTCAGCAAAATCAAAAGTCCTCTCTTACCTGACCAAAGACAGCACATACAACACACTTACCGCCAATCAGATGGCTGCTAAGTTTGGTGTAAAAAACCCAAGCGCTACTGTCAATGATTTGCGTAAAGAAGGTCATGCAATTTACCTGAACAACCGAATCAACACCAATGGTGAGAAAGTTTCTTTCTATCGCCTCGGCACACCAACTAAACGTATGGTTGCCGCAGGTATTATGGCATTACGTCATAGCGGTGAATCAACATTCGCCTAATTTAACGGCGTTTTGTTGAGCAAGGAGAGATATATATTAGTATCTCTCCTTTTTTTATTTTATGGATACACTATGGAAATTCAAGTCAATATTGAAGAATTAAAAAAGAATAAAATTTTTATTGCCACACCCATGTACGGCGGTATGGCACATGGACTTTATATGAAGTCCTGTTTAGATTTACAAACAACATTTAACAAGTATGGAATCGAAACACGATTCTCCTTTTTGTTTAATGAATCACTTATTACCCGCGCTCGTAATTACCTAGTTGATGAGTTTCTCCGTTCAGGATATACTCATTTGTTATTCATCGACTCAGATATTCATTACTCACCACAAGATGTTCTTGCACTTTTAGCTCTAGATAAAGATGTTGTTGGTGGTCCATATCCCAAGAAATCTATTAATTGGGGTAATATTGCTGCTGCAGCAAGAGCACATCCTGAAATGGATCCCGGAACATTGCAAGAGTTGGTTGGTGAATATGTTTTCAATGTAGTAAAAGGCACACAATCATTTCAAGTATCAGACCCATTAGAAGTGATGGAGATTGGTACAGGACATATGCTGATTAAACGTCATGTATTTGATATGATGCAAGAAGCATACCCACTTATCAAATATAAACCAGATCATGTTGGTCAGGCTAACTTTGATGGTTCACGATACATTCATGCTTACTTTGATACAGTAATTGACACCAAAGAATCTATCACAGGCGGTGGTAGTGAAAGGTACCTGTCAGAGGACTATATGTTCTGCCAAATGTGGCGTAAGATTGGTGGTAAGATTCACCTATGCCCATGGATGAAACTACAACATATTGGTTCATATGCCTTTAGCGGTAATATGCCTGCTGTTGCTCAGTATACTGGTAAATTATGATAATTGGTTTGGTTGGTTTTATCGGATCAGGCAAGGGAACTGTCGGTGATATTCTTGAACAAAAGGGTTTCATCAAAGACAGTTTCGCCAAACCACTTAAAGATGCTTGTGCAGTAATGTTTGGTTGGTCTCGGGAACTCCTTGAGGGAGATACCGAGATGAGCCGAAAGTGGCGTGAAGAACCTGATTCCTATTGGAGTGAAAAATTCGGCCGTGAATTTACTCCTCGTGAAGCTTTACAGAAGATGGGCACCGAGGCAGGTCGTGAGGTCTTTCATAAAGATATTTGGGTCATTTCGTTACTGAACCGTGCAAAAGGTAAAGATGTAGTTGTTACTGATGTTCGATTTCAAAATGAAATTAAATACATCCAAGACAATGGTGGTATCGTTATTCGTGTCAAACGTGGTGTAGATCCAGATTGGTTTAAACATTTAGAAAAAATTCAATTAGATACCGAAAGAACCAAGTTCATGTTGCATGAACTTATCCATAAATCGGAATGGGATTGGGTAGGCTGTGAATTTGATTACACGATTACCAACAATGGTACGATTCAAGACTTAGGCAAAGATGTAGAAAGAGTATTGCAATTTATAAAGTGATGTAGTATAATGGTGTTTCAATTACAATATGGAGTATATTATGCAGTTATCTACGGATACAATTGAAGTATTGAAAAACTTTGGTAAGATTAACCAAGGTATCCTTTTTAAGAAAGGTAATGTTTTAAAGACAATTTCTTCTGGTAAGAACATTCTTGCTCAGGTTACAATCAAAGAAGATGTTCCAAATGAGTTTGGTATCTATGATTTGAACAAATTTTTGTCTGTTGTTTCTCTACACAAAGATGCCCCAACCTTTGAGTTTTCAGAGAAAGAAGTTAAGATTGTTGGCAACAAAGGTCGCAGTAAGATTCGATATCGTTTCTGTGAGCCAAGTTCCATCAATTCACCACCTGATAGAGAATTGGCCATGCCTGATCCAGAGGTCTCATTCACATTGTCTGATGAAGATTTCAAATGGGTTATGAATGCAGCCGGTGCTCTTGGTTCACCACAACTTGCTGTTGAATCTGATGGTGAGAAAGTCACTTTGTTGACATTTGATAGTGCAGATAGCTCAGCACACACTGATGCACTTGAAGTTTCTGCTGGTAATGGTGATAAGTTCCGTTTCATCTTTAAGACAGAGCATATTGCAAAGTTGCTTTCCGGTGGATATGATGTTCAAATCTCATCAAAAGGCATTTCAAATTTCAAACACAAGACTGTAAACCTTCAGTACTGGGTCTCTACTGAGACTGGTTCTACTTTTACAAAGGCTTAATATGCTAGTCTACTTTACAAATAGCTTCAAGGGTAATGCTACAGATTCCATCGCCATTAACCCTGACCATGTGATTAGTGTTTTTGAAATTCTAAATGAAGAAGAAGAGAAAGTAACTGCAATCTATGGCATTGGTAACAATACATGGACTGTTGAAGAACCTTACCTTGATGTTGTTGCTAGTATGAATCGTGGTTTCTGAGTTTTTATTTTATATTATGGAGTTTGTGAATGATGGAACATTTATTATTTACGGAGAAATACCGTCCTAAAAAGATTGCTGACTGTATTCTTCCTGAACGGTTGAAAACACCGTTTCAGGAGTATGTCACGCAAAGTAATATACCCAACCTTCTTCTAGCTGGTGGTGCAGGTGTAGGTAAAACTACAGTTGCTAAAGCCATGTGTGAAGAAATTGGTTGTGATTATCTGGTCATTAACGGTTCGGATGAATCTGGTATTGATACATTTCGTGTGAAGATTAAAAACTTTGCATCGTCTATGTCTCTTGCAGGTGGTCGTAAGGTCATCATCATTGATGAAGCTGACTACTTGAATCCAAATTCAACCCAACCTGCTTTGCGTAATGCAATTGAAGAGTTTGCTGGTAACTGCTCGTTCATTTTCACTTGTAACTTTAAGAATCGTATCATTGACCCTTTGCACAGTCGTTGTGCAGTTATTGACTTTGCACTAAAGAACAATGAGAAGGCACAGATGGCCACTCAATTCTTTAAGAGAATTCAATCAATTTTACGAAGTGAAAATATTGAGTATGAGGACAAGGTTGTTGTCGAATTGGTTAAGAAACACTTTCCAGACTTTCGCCGTGTGATTAATGAGTTACAAAGGTACTCACAGTTTGGTAAGATTGATAGTGGCATTCTTGCACATATAGTGGAAGTATCAATAGGTGATATTATCAAATACATCAAAGACAAAGACTTTGGTGCTATTCGTAAGTGGGTTGCTAGCAATGATATTGATGCAACAACATTCTTCCGTAAAATCTATGATAACCTGTATGATGTTTTAAAGCCACAAAGTATTCCACAAGCCGTAATTATTTTGGCTGATTATCAGTACAAACAGGCATTCGTAGCTGATTCTGAGATAAATACTGTGGCTTGTCTTACGGAAATCATGGTTGGGTGTGAGTTTAAATGAACACCATAATTCTAAATACCTTTTCATGGATAAAAGATGACTTTACTTCTCATCGGTTTCGTTTTATTGTTGAGTTGTTGGCTTGGGCTATTAGCATTGCTTGTTCAATTACCATGGCACTTACCGTCCCAAATCCTCCTCTTCTGGCTCTGTATCCTGTTTGGATCGCTGGTTGTGCCATGTATGCTTGGGCTAGTTATACTCGGAAATCATTTGGGATGCTTGCTAACTACATCTTGTTAACAACTATTGATACAATCGGTCTAGTGAGAATGTTATGAGTAATCCTTTTGATTATGTAAATGCCATTCTCCAGAATAAGAAAGAAATTATTGTTGATGAATTAACAGAAAAAGAGTATCTACCTTTTATTGTTAATCGGTCGTTATCTTATCATTCCGACTGTATAATGTATGCCAATGAAATGAACCGGAGACACTTTCTAGATAAAAAGCTTCAAAATGATTTCCTACTAAATACGATTAGGTCAAAGAAAAGACCTTTCGCAAAGTGGGTTAAGTCTGAAAAAAGTGAAGATATAGAATGTGTTAAACTGGCCTACGGTCTGTCTGATTCCAAAGCTATTGAAGCTTTACGCCTACTAAGTGATGAACAAATCCAACTATTAAAAGAGAAAACCGATACAGGTGGATAAGCATCATGGTAGATTTAAAACAGTTTGTTGAGGTAACACTCAACGAGCAGGATGATTTTTTGAAGGTTCGTGAGACATTGACCAGAATCGGTGTATCTTCACGGAAAGAAAAAGTGTTGTACCAATCATGTCATATTCTCCATAAACAAGGACAATATTTCATAACGCACTTTAAAGAATTATTTTTATTAGATGGTAAACCTTCGAACATATCTGAGAATGATATACAAAGACGTAACGCTATTGCAAAGTTATTGGAAGAATGGGGATTAGTAACTATTGTAAACCCACAAATTATGATTGATAACATTGCACCGATACATCAAATCAAGATTATATCGTTCAAAGAAAAGAATGAATGGGAATTGGTTACCAAATACAACATTGGTAAGAAACCTGACCAAATGCATTAATATGGATTTTTATTATGAAACCTACGAAACTAAAAAACATCTACACAGGCGATATCGTTTATTGCCATAATATTAATGAAACTTCATTAGTTGATGATAAGGTGTTTATCAAGGTACACTCAGAAGATAATCCATCAAGGACATTTTTAGTTAATAAGGCAGCCTTCAACGTCATTGGATGATTGCCGCATTTGATTTACCACTATGATATAATGGTGGTATTGTGAGGATATATTATGAAAATTGCAGTTTGTTCCGATTTGCACCTTGAATTTGGTGGCTTAATTTTAACCAATAAAGATAATGCTGATGTTCTGATTCTTTCAGGTGATATCTGCGTGGCTAAAGACTTATTGGAATTAGGTTCACAGAGAGACAAGTCAGAGGCAATCCATGAATTCTTTAAGAATTGCTCTGGTGAATTTAAGCACGTTATCTATATTACCGGCAACCATGAACACTATCATGGTGACTTTGCCACCACATTAAGAGATTTGAAATACAATCTCCATTATCTCCAAAATTTACACATCTTAGATAAAGAGACGGTCACACTTGACGGTGTTACCTTTATTGGTGGAACTTTGTGGACTGATATGAATGAAAGTGATCCAATGACACTTAATGCTATCGGTAGCATGATGAATGATTTTCGTCTTGTCAAAAATAGCAATAAGAAAGTTTCATTTCGTGATGCTGATGGTCAATTCCATGAGCGAACGGCCAAGTTTTCACCTCAAGATGCTGTGGAAGACCATAAAAAAATGGTCGACTATATTCACCATGTTGTTAGAGGTAAAGACAATCAAAAGTTTGTTGTTGTTGGTCACCATGCACCATCAAAGCTTTCTACACACCCAAGATATCAAAATGAAACATTGATGAATGGTGGATATAGTTCTGATTTATCACAATTCATTTTGGATAATCCACAAATCAAATTGTGGACTCATGGTCATACACACGAAACATTTGATTATGTGATTGGTGAAACACGAATTGTTTGTAACCCACGTGGTTATGTATTTCATGAAAGAGGATCTCAAGAAGATGATCCTTATTACCCAAAGATTATAGAGATTTAACTTTTCTCACTCTGTATCCCGATGAAGTTCTCCATCCATTTCTAGCAGCAGACTTTATCGTGGCAATATTTAGATTATTATCCCTACAAAATTGATTTAGATTTTTGATTTTTATTTCTATGTCAGTTGGTAGTGTAATTATCCACTCTCTTATATGTGGGGCAGCACATTTAGTTTTTATAGTTGAATCACTCATAGCCAATTTTGTTCCTATACTCACATTATTTCGTTCTTCTGTAGAATATTTTTTATTAGCAGCAAATTTTGTTTTGGAAATTGATGGTCCAGTTCTTGGTCTTAAAATTCCTTTATATTTACTAGGTCTTCCAATTAATGCGGATCTAATCTTATTAGTGTGATCGGCAGTTTGTTTGTAACCACTGGTGCCATCTCCTCCATCAGTTTTATTTCTTAAAATACCTGTACCAATATCCTTACGACCATACCATTTAATCATTCTACGTTCAAGAGCAAAAGCTCCGAGTTCGGTTAAGTTTGCCTCTATTATTATTATTCTTGTGTTATCATTAGGTGGGATATGACCTTTAGATTTTTGCCAAGCTCTGTTATCTTTACCTTTACCGATGTAGTAAGGTGTGCCATCTGGTCTGAGATAGGCATAGACGTAGTAGATTAGGCGGGGAGTATATATATTCATGCTGACATTCCTGTTTAATGTTAGAGCTAGTAGATGTTGGTAGCATCGTGACTAGCACCTTATTTATATAATTTGATAATGGGTTTTAGTATGAAAGAGAAATTCATTGATGCACACATGAAGGCAGCTGAGGTCTATGCTCAGTTGTCCTCAGCTAAACGCCTCCAAGTTGGTTGTGTTGTTGTAAAAGATAACACAATCATTGGTATTGGTTACAATGGTATGCCATCAGGATGGACAAATGATTGTGAAGATCGTGTATGGGATCCGGGTTCTGGACCATATTTGACCCAAGAAGAGATGGATACAGCATATCCTTACAACGGTTGGCACAATGGTGTTGGTCGTGTTGTCCGCTATGGATTGAAAAGTAAACCAGACGTAATGCACGCTGAGACAAATGCTATCGCAAAGATTGCTCGCAGCACAAACTCAAGTGATGGTGCTGCATTGTTTGTGACTCATGCACCTTGTTTAGATTGTGCAAAGATTATACACCAGGCCGGAATCAATTCCGTTTACTATCGCAATACCTATCGTTCAACCGATGGTATTGATTTCTTAGAGAAGTGTAACATCAATGTCAAAAAGGTATAACAGTAAAGTTTTAGAAATTTGTAATAATGGTGACGCTATTGTAGAATTGCCAGAAGAACTTATGGAAAAACTTGGTTGGAAAGTGGGTGATAAACTAGACTATCAAATGAAAGATGGTTCAGTTTATGTTACAAATTTATCATTGAAGGAAAGAAAGTAATGTTGGAATGCTTAATTGTCGGTGATAGTATTGCAGTTGGTACCAAGATATTTGCACCTCATTGTGAATTGCAAGGTAAAGGTGGTATCAATACATGGCAGTTTAATAAAATGTACAAGGGTTCATTTTATGCCGACACACTCATTATTAGTTTAGGTTCTAATGACCATAAGGGTGTTAAGACCTATGATGAATTATTTGAGATGCGTCAGCGAGTTGGTGCTAAGAATGTGTTTTGGGTACTACCTGCTGGAGTAGCAAAAGGTAGTGGTGTGTCAATTGAACAGATTCAAAGTATTGTGAAAGAATTAGCTGCATATTATGGTGATAAAGTATTACCAATTCGTGGTTTGCAACCAGATGGTATTCATCCATCATGGTCTGGTTATAAAGATATTGTTGAAAGGACTAAAGAATGAATATGTATAAAGATGTAGTCACCTTCATTGAAGCCTGTAACCAAAAACCAACAATTGATAGTGTAAATTTATATACAAGGTTAATTGAAGAAGAGTATAATGAATTTCTTGTAGCCAGACACCAAGAAGATGAAGTTGAACAGCTTGATGCCTGCATGGATATGATTTGGGTTATTCTTGGTTACTGCTATGCAAAAGGCTATGATGTAAAGGGTGCATGGGAAGAAGTTGCTAAATCTAACCTAAGTAAGATTGATTCTGCCACAGGTAAGGTGAACAAACGCCATGACGGTAAAGTATTAAAACCTGAAGGCTGGCAACCTCCAAACTTAACCCCATTTATAGTAACATAATCCTTGCACGATAACAAGTAATATGTTATAATGATTTTTCTATGTTAATAAGGTCCTAAAATGAACATTCGTGAACTCGCAAAAAAGATGGCTGTAGAACATAAACTTCCACGTGCCGATAAGTATGATTTATTTCTCCGTGAATTCGACAACAAGGTTGAATTGATTGGTCTGATACAAGACCCAACTCTTAACATGAATGACTTCCGTGGTCGTGAAATGTTATTCCCAAAACGCTGGGTTACCCTTGCAGTATATGAAGCATCATATAAGGTGGCTGTATAATGTCACTAAAATTAATAACACTCAAAACGAATCATACAATTCTAGGTGATATTGAACAGGCTGTGGCAAATAATATTGCCTACACATTAATAAAATATCCAGTTCAAGTTGTATCTGTTCCGCCACAAGGTCCAAATGAAACAACAACTATTGCATTCTCTCCTTTTGTGGAATATGCAGAAGAATTCAGAACTGGATTCAAAATTTATAATGATGACATTTTGATGATTTCGACACCAGTTAAGGAAGTAATGAATCAATATAGTAAAATCTTTGGGAGCGGAATCCAAATTGCCACTTCCATCCCTAAACTCTGATATAATGGATGAATGATTAAATATTACACAAATGTTGCCATGGTGGGCAACAACATTCTATACCGTGGCATCAAAGATGGGCGTAGAGTCAAGATGAAAATTGGCTATACGCCCACTCTATTTCTGCCAGCGAAGAAAGAAACAAAATTCAAAACTCTCAACGGTGAATATCTTGAACCAATGAAGTTTGAATCCATCCGTGAGGCTCGTGATTTTGTTAAGAGATATGATGAAGTATCTAATTTCAAAATCTATGGCAACACGGGATATCAGTATGCATTTATTGCTGATGAACATCCAAATATGATTGATTGGAATATTGATGATATCTCCATTGCAGTCATTGATATTGAGGTTGGTTCTGAGAATGGATTTCCTGAACCGCACCTTGCTACTGAGCCTATTACCGCAATCTGTATCACCTTTCTGAAAGGTGAAACGGTGGTGTTTGGCTGTGGTGAATATGAAACGAAAGGCAAAGAGAACTACATCAAGTGTAAAGATGAGTACACCTTATGTAAATCATTTCTACAATATTGGCAAGATAATTGTCCGGATGTTGTTACTGGTTGGTACACAAAGTTTTTTGATATTCCATATTTGGTTAA